TCATATTCTTCTTCAACTGGCGCAGCAGTTTTCTGAGCATTGTCAGTCGTAGAAGTTTGAGTTTTATTGTCTTCGCTTTTTGGTGCGTCTGTTTTTGTTTCTTGGGTTTTTGTTGCATCAGAAGATTGGCTCGCCTCCGATATTATACTGTTGGAAGACGTTTGCGTCTGTTGTGCTGGCGCTTCCGATGATTGATTCGATTGTTGTGTCGTTGACTGTTGCACCTGATTTTCTGGTTTCTCGCTCATGGTAAATTTTCTCCTCTATACTTCTTTGTTTAGCCTCTTTCATCATGTTAAAAATTTGATCTTCGGAGGCGTCTGATATTAAACCTAATAAATGTAAACCGACTTGTCTGCGCCCTATTTGTTTGAAGGCTTCATTCTCTCCACCAGCGGTTTCTATATCTCTATAAACTCCACAGTGGGACAATATCTTCCACATGAATCTTCGACCTTGTTCTGTCGAAACAACCCACGCGCAGTCATCTTTTTCTTGCTTTATTCTATCTTGCTCTTTCATAGTCCCCTCAAAACGTTATACTATGATTGCGCAGCCTCTAACATTGTGTCAAGTAAAGAACCTTCGCCTGTCTTAGCTTCTGATAAATCTTTAGCTGTTTGTGCGCCTTGTGCTTGCATCATTGCTTGTTTCTGAGCAGCTTGTTCAGCACGCACCGCATTTTTAACGCTATTAAATTCATCTTCATCAAGTACGAGAGCAGGGTCAACGGCAACATAATCGGCATATATTCTGATAGCTTTTTCAGCGTTCATTAGTTTAAGAAGTGTAGGGTCTTGGTGAGCATTGGCCATACTCGATGTAAAATTAGAAAATCTTTCAATAGAGTTCATCATAGAAACTTTAGATGCTTGAGCTAGGATAGATATGTATTCTGGCCTTAGTTGTTCACCTTCCAATTCTCGTGGCCGTGGTGGTAACTTTCCTGCTTGCTCTAAAATTAACATGGCATTGTTTATGATCTTGCTGTTTTGGTCTTGGTCTAATTGGCCAAGCACAGGAGCCAAAGCAGCCATTCTTTCAGATGACTTCTCGTCGATCTCTCTTGCTGTCACGTGGGATACTGTTTTCTCCCCAGATAACATAAGAAATAAATCTTCGAAGAAAGCTGATCTGATAGCATCTTGGTATTCTGATTGACTTTCTATTAAGTGTGATAAGTTTGGATTTAATTCAAACGCTGGCTTAAATCCATGAGCCGCGCCTGCATCATCAACGTATGTGATTCCGCCCGCCAGGATAGAAGCTTGATGTCTTCTTAAAGACGAATGGCCAACCATAGGAGGTTTCACCATTTTAGCAACTGCTTCGAGTCTGTACTTCTCCATTGTTTGAAGAGTCATGACGTCACTTAAAGCAATATCGCCTGGCCCATCTACACCGTAATCTTCTTCAGGTGCGACCTCCCAACGTGAAATAATCACAGGGAAATAGTCGAATCCACTTACTTTAATAAACTCTTCCTTCCCAATTGATCTCTCATTTCGGAAACCAGAAGAAGTTTGTGGGGGCAAATTGCCACCAACTGATTGTATGTAAGTGTATGACTGATATTTCTTATCGGCAGGGTCTAATGATCTTTTTGAATTAACTGGGTCATATTCTCTGTTTGGAACAATTACCATAGTTAAAATAACTTGTTCTAGGTATTTAGCTTGCTCCCAATAGTTCTTAACGTAATCTGGTATGTTATCCCATACAATATTTCCACCATTATCTTTCTTGGCGTATGTCTCGACGACTTGTCTCACATTAAGAGAAAAGTCTCTTGTAAACATGCTTGGGTTTCCTTCCATGTCTGTTGCAAAAGCATAAGTGCCAATTGCAAAAGGGTAGAAATAAAAACCGTATTTAGGGTGTGGCAACATAGCAAAAGCACTGTTCGAAAAAGTACCCATGTCTTTGTATGCCATTGGTAAAACTCTATATAAATTAGAAATTTGGAAATGGTTATTAAGGATAGCTTCACATTCAGCGAAGTATCTTTTAGCTGCCGTCGAGCCTACTTTCTTTTGGTTTGTTACTGTTAAGTTAAACCATGGTCTAGCTCGAGGGGTAGCTCCGTTCATCATCCCTGATGTGAACGTTCTAAGCGCTCTACCCGCAACATTCTTTATAATTTTCTGGTCTTTCCTTGTACCAGTGTTTTTATTAAAGGCCTGATCTCTTTTAATTCTTTCGGGCGCTATGAACGAGGCAAGCAATTCCCATTTAGGAAGTTGCTTATTCATGTCATCGCGTAGCCTATTACGAAGGTGGTTAACCTCCGCGTATGATAGTTTTGCCATTAGTATTTTTTCCCTTGCATTTTGACTTTTCTTTTTCTTCTTTCTGCCATAGTTCTTAGGCTAGGCACAGGCGTACCATCTTCTAAAAAAGCGTCAATTGTTGGGTGTGGCTGAACTTTATTAGGCTGCTTTTTAGCCATTACTTTTGCTTTAGCTTTTGGCTTAATTGCACCTTTAGGTAAATTCTCTACAGCTTTCTCAGCCATCATGTTTTGTTCATTTAGGTTTTGTAGACTCGGATTCGAAGCTACTGCACTTTTAATGCCATCAGCAATTCCTGATTGGTATTGGTCAATGTTCGCGCCTTCTAAATCAGGGCCAAGCTGACCTGTTTTAGCTGATGGTACTGGCCCGCCCATAACACCTGTTTTAGCTGTCATGTTAAATGGACTTGCTGCTGATTTAGCCCCTACTAATGGTTCATTAGATACCGCTGTATTAGCCGATGCCATTGCGGGTTTACGTTTAATTTTCTTTTTAATAGCCATATAATTTCCTTTTAAAATGTTCCTGCTGTTGTAACCATATTATCACCCATAAAACTTCCTTGGGTGTTATCGACACCAATACCTGAGCCACCAGTCGCCGATCTGTAGCTGTTTCTCATGCTAGCTAAAGAGGCACTATCAGCCTGTTGTCTGGCACCAAATTGTTTTCTTAAAGAATCTCTGCGTGCTTTTATTGATCTTTGCTCGGCTTTCTTCTGTGCTTCTTTTTGCGCATTAACTCCTGATACTTCATTATATGTATCGCCAACTGCATTACCAAGACCATGAATCGCTGCTACCCCTGTTTGCCCGATAGCACCGCCCGCTCCAATTATTAGCTGGCCCATAGTTTCCACAGAACTTCCAAAAAGCTTTGCGCCAGAAGTTCCTGCAAGACCTTCGCCAATATACCCACCAAGTTCACCAAAAGGTTTGGTGGCTTTATTTATGTTGTCTTGCACAGTGCCGGTAACTTTATTGACGCCTGAGCTAACTTCCCTGTTTAAATCTTCTAAAAATGAAGCCATCGCAAAAACTCCTATGCTCTATAATTAGGCGACGATCTGGGAATTTTGTCAAGCTGAGATTCATCCGATACGTAACTATTCGCTTGACGATTCAATTTTCCTTCAAGCCAATCTCTAACTATTTCATCATAAGGTTTAGTTGTGCCGTCTGGTCTTGTCGTATTATAATCAGCAAAAAAGCTTGGCTGTTCAACATCAGCGAATGTCTGAGCAAAAGCATCGGCCCTATCTGGGCTTCGACCTAACCTAGCCTTGATCTGTTCTTTCTCTTCAAGTCTAAACACTCCGCCATGAAATATTAGCTTTGGCATCATTAGTTCTTCAGCTAAAGCTTTATCATTTGGCAATTGCCCACCACGTTTAACCCAGTCTCGCATCCTTACATACATTTCAGTTCTAAGATTAAAGTATCTTTTGTCGTGAGCCTTCTTATTATAAACAACTGGTGTCACGTCAAGGTTTGGAAACATGCCAAGTGAATCAATCGCACTAGCTCCATATCCACCCGTATTATCCACAAACACGCGCTCAATATTTTCTTCTTGAACTCTAAACGCAATTTTCCCAGCAATGTCTGGCCCTGTTAACGTCGATGGGTATTCTTCTAAAGGATAAGCCTTAAGACCTTTCCTCTTAGCAAATATAGTTCTATCCACACCACCCCTCGATACGTCAACGCCAAGTCTGGTTTGTGAGTTTTTAACTTCTTCTTCTTTTATATTTCGATTCATTGATTCAAATATTTCTTGATCTGATAAAAGTGTATTCGTTGCTACTGGTGGGTACTTACCAAACACGTTCACCAATACCCATGGGTCATCTTTACCATAAGTCGCAATCTGCTCACGCGCCCATTGCACACTTACTCTCGGCGCTCGCTTAGGATCATCAGGATCACCCGACACGTGGTAGATCGCCCACTTCTGTTCCGTCTTCCCAATACTCGCACGATAAAGCATCCCCGCCGCCACCTCGGGATTTCCTGCTGCCAAGATTCTAGCTTTCTTAGTATCACTATCACCCGTCGATAAAGCAGCATCCGCAGTAGCAAGTACCGCATCTGGAATCATACCAGCCTCATCTAAAAGGAAAGCCACGTTATCGGCGTGCAACCCTGCAAGTGCCGAACTCATCTGCGTATTATCCGCTTGCTTTGGAAAACTTCTAGCGTCAATAAATGAATACATCTCAGAACCTTTAAGCGAGAAACGTTCCGCGCCAGGATTCACCGATCTTTTTAATAGCTCCGATCTTGCATGAAGTCTCGCTAACTCGGCCCAAAGGTTTGACTTTAAGTGATCGGCCGTAATCGCAAGTGCCGCAATCTTTGGCTTATGATGACAAGTAAAAAAGTGCCAACCAAGAACCGCAAGCGTAAACGTCTTACCTGGCCCTTTCGAAGCAATAAGCCCTAGCCTTTGGTATTCCATGTAAAGATCAAATACTTCCTCTTGCCAAGGGTCTAGCGTTAAATCAAAAGCATCTTTGGCAAATATCTTTGGCTTATGCCTCCACAACCTAAGCATGTGGCTTGGCTGTAATTGTATTGGACTATGGAAAAGTCTTTGAACGTTCATATAAGATCATCTAGTGTTTGTGGTGCCTGTTCTTTAGATTCTTCTGGGGTAACCACCTCGAAGTCTTCTGGCTTCTCCCCCGCCTTCTTAACGCGATAATATTCCGCCTCAATGGCTTCGATAGGAATGTCTTCTTTGCTTTCTAATTGATAGCTTTGCATGATTAAATCTGATAACGAGTGCTGAACGTTCATATCTACCTTTTCAACGAAATCCGCTTCCGACTTACCTAAAAGCTCACTAGCCTTAAGCCTTAGTGGCAATGGCAAATTCTTCGGCTGTCGTATTGGTACGTTATTTTCATCTACTTCTTCTTTCTGGTAAGGGTCTTCATTCTTCATGATTCTTGACCAAAGCTCTTGTCGCTCTTCTCTTGTTGCGATTAAACGCTTCTTAGTCTCTATATATTTAGATCGGTGCTTGATCGCCTCTTGTATTAATGGGTCTTTTAAATAGCCTTCTCCGAGATTCTTTAAATATGAATCAGCGCCACTGTACCCAGCAGCTCTTAATGAATTAACGACATCGCCGTCGAACGCTTCTACGAACAACCTTTGTTTTTGGTTAAGTGCCATCGTGCCCCTCTCTCGTATAATTTACTAGCGTATAGTATTTGTGTCAAATTTTTAGAGGCGGGTGGGCGGGGCACTTTGAAATTTTAAAGACGGGTGGGTGGTGGTCGCATAGGCATATTGGCATCTAGGTGGTGTGGCACCTTTGAATTTATAATTTTAAAATTTGGAGCGCGGGTGGGTCTCCCCGCCGCGCGAAATCGCGAAAAGGGGGCGACGCGTCCAAAAGTAAAAAATCGCATCGCGCCAAAAAATTAAAAAATCTTAATGTCGTCGCGCATTAAATGCGGTGTGTTTATTGCCCCGTGACAAGTGCTGTAAACGCGAGGCGATAAACGCACAATGCTAGCGCGCTGTTACATTGCTAGACTGTAACGCCCGATTAAACGCGCCCAAACGTGCGGGCATATCGAAGCTAAGCCGATCACTCCCAAACGCGAAGGCGAGGCGATTAGGTGGCAAAATACGTGGCATAATACGCGCCACGATTCCCGAGTGAAGACAGGTAAATTAATTATCGGCTAACTCTCCGAGATTTCAGAATGAGAGCGCGAATCGTTCCGAGTGCGAAGCCGTAGAGTGAAAAAAGCGCGAGGCTAAAAAATCACAGGTAGGTTAATTGTTGCCTAAAGCCTCCGAAATTAAAGACTTTTGGGTACTTTCTTAACAGGTATATATTTTAGAAAATTCTATATTAGCATATATAATATAATATAACGCATATAGCTATAAATTACAAAATATCAAATATAAATTTTTATAAATATATACCTCTTAAGAATACCCCTAAAACGCTTTAATATCAAAGAGTTTACCCGACATTTAACCTACCTGCTATTTTGGGCTTTTTTGGTCATGAGCGAGCGCATGAAAAAATTACAATCAAAAATCGGCAAAAACTATTTTTCTTGCATTGTTGTTTCAGTAGTGGTAATTCTTGAATCGTTCCGATTTAAATTTAAACATTAACGAAAATAAAAAAGGCGCTCCAAATGAATTATAATACCAAGAATCTCGAAGGTCATGATTTATACTTGATAAGCATATCAGGCGGGAAAGATTCGACGGCATTAATCGACTTTGCAATTAAACACTTCCCGCACAATAAGATTCAATTCGTGCATGCTAAAATTGACATTGATTGGCGCGAGACCATTCCGACTGTAAAGGCGCAAGTTGAACATGCCCGCAAGCTTGCAAAGCATGATTTCCCATTGCATATCGTCGAGGCGACATTCGCGGACGGCACGCCTAAAGGTTTCTTAAGCAAATTATTAGCACCAAGAATTGACCGCGTGACAGGCGAGGCGAAACAAAATCAATTCCCTGATATGCAAAATCGGTGGTGTACCTCTGAGCTTAAACTTGCACCGATTAGGAAGCTAACGCGCGAGCTATTACCTAATGGCGGGAGTGTTCTAAACGTGACAGGCGAGCGCCACGCAGAATCGAAACAACGCTCAAAACTTCCTTATATCGAGGCAAACGAGAGTTGGTCAACAAAGGCGATTCATGTAACAAATTTCAGACCTATCCTGCATTTATCGGAGAGTGAAGTTTTCGCTATCTCAACAAATAACGGCTATCAAGTTCACCCGTGTTATTCTTGGGGAGTTTCACGAGCATCTTGCGCGATATGTATATTCTCAAGTGACGAGGAAATAAAACTAGCGCTTAAGCATGCGCCCCATATCGTCGAGGATTACATACAAGCAGAGTCAATGATTAGTCATTCATTCAGATACAAGCCCGCGACTAAAACGAGACCAGAACAAAAAACAAGAATAATCGACATACTAAAAAAGGCATAACCAAATGAAAAAAGTCGCTAAAATGCAAGTGTACAAAAACTTAAACAACGGCTTGTGGTCTGTGAGATATAAAGGCAAGGTAATTGCGCATAAAAGCGCTTTAATCCTATCAGACGTTGATTTCCGAGTAAGTGAGGCGGGAAGACAAAGAGTGTTAAGAGAGCGCCAAAAGAACGTGCATGCGTACGCTAACGGCAACATAATCGAAGCGCTCCCAAACGCCCAAATAATCGAAGCGACTTATAATCCTTACGACGTAAGCTATTTTTATCTTAAAGGCGATAAAACGCCGATATATAGTGCAAAATTTGCAATATTTAACGAGCAAGGCAAGTTATTTGTCGTGCTTTAACCATACCAAACAGGGAGAAAATTATGCTATCAACATTTATCATTCAAGCCATGGCAATTGTCGCGTGCTTTGCTACGACGCTCGCAGTGTTTAAAACACTCGAAGCCATTCGCACCATTTATTACTCAAAGTCATTCAAATTAAACCAGAGCGATATTAAAGCGCTCACTAACAAATAAAAGGAAGCCCAAACTATGAAAAGAAAAAATTCATTACATGACCGCGTGCATGCGTGCCTTGCACATTCAGTATCAAAAGACCAGACGAGACCATACCTAATGGGTTACATTCATTATGAGCGCTTAAATGCGCTTATAACATGCGACGGACACAAGGCAACTATTTCTAGGTCATTTTATTGTGACAATTTAAAAAACGTTATTATTGACCCAAATACTATGCAAGCCATTGACCGCGAGTATCCAAGAATTGAGTCGGTTATTCCAAGCTCAAAAGACTTCCAATTGCTTACTTATAAAATCGAAGCGCACCATTACCAGAAAGGTAAAGGAAAGGACGTTAAGAAAGCCTATTTCTGCGATAATGGGGAAGTTATTTTATTTGAAGTGCCAGCGGGTAAAAAAGTTTTATTCGCTTTAAATGCTGAGTTTTTAAAGCCACTCGCGGACGGCTCTGAGTACAACGTTAAATATTTTAATGACCCATTAAAGCCAGTTTTATTCGATATAGGAGGAACGGACGCGGGTTTCATTAACACTTATTTAGTTATGCCAATTAAATTATAAGAGGAGAAATTTTATGGGAATCCAAAATATTTTAGAAAAAAGAATGATGTTCAAAGGTAATACCATTTACTCAATTCATGACTTCAAACGCTTATATGAATATTATAATCAAGGTCATTTCTTTGACAAAGATACCATGCGTTTCTTTGCTTCGCGTATCCTAGACCATTGGAAGGTTAATCATGAGCAAGGCGCGTGCTATTTTATCACGAGTGAAAAGAAATGTTTTAATGATTACACGCGCGTTTATACTGTGAGAAAAGGATATGTAAGGGACGCAATAACGGAAGGTGACGAGTTAAAACTTTCTATTGATACAATCGACGAGGGTTATCGGCTACCATCAATTTATTTAGCTAAAAAACTTATGAACAAATTAGGAGGCGCAAAATGATTAAACCAAACGACATCAAACTTATCAGGGAAGTGGCGGGCATTGACGGAATATTAAGAGACCAAGAATTGTGCGAGCACATGCGCGATAATACAATTAAACCAGAATTTAAAGCGCATTATGAACAATTTCATTGGTCGGTAATGACTTTTGACTCATTAAACGACGCGTGCGCAATGGGAAGCACTATTCTAG